CGACCTAAGACAATAAACGACATTGACCGAACAAAAGTCGATGAGGTAATCCATGACACAAAACTTAATGATGGTATGCGAAGCTCAACTCAAAGTCGAGGCGCAAGGCATTACAAGCGGAAAAATTGAAGCTACAGTCACTACATGGGGCGCACGTGAAGGCGCTGATGGTAGACGTTTCAATTATCAACCATCAGGCTTCATGGAATGGGCCGAAACATTCGCCAAAGAGGGTAGACCCTTGCCGATGTTTGTTAATCATGCCGCCGATGCAATCCCGGTGGGCGAATGGACATCATTTGAATTTACCGATGAATGTATGATGGCAGAAGGCCGTATTTATACAAACACAACATCCGGTTCAGACCTTTATAAAATTATGCAAGAAAGCCCCACAATGTTTGGCGGCGTTTCTGTTGGCGCTTATGCTGAAGAATATTGCATGGTTGATGCTGAAGGCAATCCTTGCGAAGATTATGAAGAAGGTTATTTTCAAATCACAAAAGGCGGCTTGCGCGAAGTGTCTGTAGTGATGTACCCAAACAACCCTGAAGCAAACGTCAACAAGTTGGAATATTTCCGTGTTGATGGCTCTGCTGATTTGAAAGTTTTGGAAACGGCTCTGCGGGATGCAGGACTTAACCGAAAGGATGCGGTTGCCGCCGCATCTGTATTCAAGCAAGTGATTGAACAGCGGGATGCTGTCTCGATTCAGCCTGAAACTGCGCCACAGCAGAGTGATTCTGATGCGGAGGCAACCACCGAAGCGGAAATTCTTGCGGCTCTTGAAGCCCGCGAACTTCTAAAAATCCTTGACACACGCCTGAAAGGTTAATCATGTCACAAGTCATCATTGAAAAATTAGACGCTATTGAGGCTAAACAAGCCGAAAGTATCGCCGCCATTGAATCAAAAATCCCTGCCGCTGTTGAAGCTGTTAAAGCTGAAATGGGCGAAATGATTGCCGCTTTGGAAGCTAAAGTTGCTTCTGTACAAGCGCCCACAATCATCAAAGCACCCGCCAAGACTGTTCGCCAAGATGTAAATCGTTCTGTGCGTGAACAACTGTCTAATTTCTACAAGGCTAACAACCGAGTGGAAAAAGAACTGAAGATGTTTGAAGACGAAAGCCAATACGGCGCTTACATGGCAGAAGCCTCTGCTTTGACAGCCGGTGGTGATGGCAAAGGTGGTCGTACAGGTTATGACCCTACATTTGTTGCTTTGCGTTTGATGAATCCTTTGCGCGGTGTTTCACGCACTGTTGCAACTGATGGCTCAAGCTACCAGTTTCGCGTAAAAACGGGCAATGCGGGTGCAATGTGGGGATATGGTATTAACAACAATACCTCCTCAGGCGCTAACCCCACAACTGAAGACACTTCAATTTGGCAACTTGTGTTGCAAGACTTGAATGTCCAGTTTCCTATCCGTACAGCGGCACTGGATGACATTGATGGCTTAGAAGCCAATGTCGTTGATGACATGTTGGCCGAATTTAGCCAACAAGAAGCTTTGTCTATGGTTCAAAATAATGACCAAGGCGCTACTTCACTGCCCTATGGTGGAAGCAATGGTTTGCGAGGCTTAGACCAGTACGGCGGTGCTAACAGCACTTATGCCGGTGGTACAAGTTCAACAGCCGCATTTGGTTCTAGTGGTACAGGTTCTTCAAGCGGTTTGCACAGCTTGGCAACTTATGACCAACTTACATCTAACGTCAACACTGTTGGTGCTAACGCTATCCAATACAAAGACGTGATCAATTTAGTCTATGCTTTGCCACAACAATATTGGACACCTGCTACCAAGTTCATGGTCAACCCAATTTTGGCTCAAGCAATTCGCGGTCTGCAAGACACTAATGGTCGCCCAATCTTCAATTCAATGGAATCATTGAACCCTGATGGCATCATTGGTCAAATGTTGGGCTTCGATGTGGTAATGAACAAGTATCTTGATACACCTTCACAAACTACAACTGGTTCAGCCGGTACTAACAGCTTGTACCCAATGTACTTTGCTGACTGGTCACGTTTCCACACAATCATTGATCGCCTGAACATGGTTATGCGCAGATATGATCAAACATTGCCCGGCTTTATAACCTTTTTCGGGGAAAAACGCTTGGCAACGAGCGTGCGTGATCCTAATGCGGGTGTGCGTTATCGCTCAACAGGAACAGCTACATAATCTCCATGTAGTTGCCATTGGCAGGGGCTTCGGCCTCTGCCCTTTTTCTAAAAGGAATCACCATGACTGTCACCAAAAAAATCCTATCAGCGATTCAAGAAACCATACAAACTGGCGCATCTGTAAAAGTCGATTTGCGTGAAGCCTCTGCGCTTACTGGTTCAGGTGATGGTGTAGGTGGTCGCACGTTCTTTGATAACGCTTTTGCGGCACTGCGTTATGCAAACCCAATTCGTGAAATGTCGCGTGTTGTACCCGCCTCAGGCTCAAGCGTTCAGTTTGTTGCCAAGACAGGTAATGCGGCAAATCAAACAAATCCATTTGGTTACACGTTCACGCCTAACAGCGGTACGCCAAACACCGATACGTCTATTTGGCAATTACCAACACGTGTAATTTCAGCCCAACTGCCTATTCGTACAGCAGTCATGACAGACGTGAATTATTTGAATGAAACAATCGTTGAAGATTTGATGCTTGAATTTGCAAACATTGAAGGCGCTTCAATGGTTTTGAATAACGATCAAACCGGTTCTACTACAACTGTTAATGGTGGTACAAATGGTCTACGTGGCCTTAACATGTATTCCAGTAATTCCTCAAGTGCGGCTTATGGTACAAGCGGCACAGCAATTACAAATGGTATTCACACTATCAAAACTGTGACTGCGGCGGCATCTACGCTTGTGTATGATGACATTGTTAACTTGTCTAATGCACTGCCCGCCCAATATTGGACTTGTCCCGGTGTAGCTTGGATGATGCATCCAAGCACAATTCAAAGTCTGCGTAATTTAGGTGTTGCTACAACAGGCGCACTCAAGCAATTTGCTGAAACAGGCGATGACGATGGCGGCGCGGTGATGAATGTGTTTGGTTTCCCAGTAGTTGCAAATCCAAACATATCTCTTAACACGGCGGGTAACTTCTGCATCTATTTAGCTTGTTGGCCTAGATTTGTGACTATTGCTGATGTGGAAGAAATGACCATTCAAGCAATGGAACAGACACAGCCCGGTTTCATCACCCTATTCGCTGAAAAACGACTGGTCAGCACAGTGCGCGACCCGTTTGCCGGTGTTCGTTTGGTCAGTGTGTAATGAGCGCCACCGAATACCTACAGGGTGCGCCATTTGGGGCGCAGACCCGCAACCCTTTCAACTATGTCAAAGTTGAGCAAATCAACCGGGACAGTAGTACACCTTGGCTCACGCTAGATGAAATCACACAGCAACTAAACTTGTTCAATGACGAAAGTCAAGACGGGTATTTGCGAAGCCTCGAAATTGCCACCCGGCAAGCAATCGAAGATTTCCTTGGTTTAAGCATTTTTTCGGTGACGTATAGGGTTTGGTATGGGACAGAGTCCCTCGCGGCCTCTCCGGTGTGTTTAGACATGCCGGAAGTGAGTCAAAACTTTTACCCGGACCAATTACCGGTTTCAATTGATTCGGTCGGTTATTGGAATAACGATTTTCCTCCGGTGTTTACGACCCTTGCAAAAGTAAATTATTACTATGACAACTCAGGTAATAAAGTGATTGTTAACAGTCTGCCAACAGAAATAAACACAAGCATGACTGCCCCAATTACGATTACTTACACAACTGTAGCAAATCCACTTTCGGCTTACCCTGTTATCAAACAAGCCGGTTTGTTGTTGCTTACACACCTGTACAACAATCGTTCAAATACAACTGAAGGAATGTTGAGAGAAATTCCTTTTGGTGTAGCAACCCTTCTACGCCCATATAAACCTTTGGTGATGTGACATGGCAATAGCGCGGTTTGAGAACATTACTGTAAACCGACTGACCTTTGGTGAAAGTTCATTTGGTGAGCAGTCAACAGCCATATCTTTGTGGTTTGCTACACGCGCAAGAGTTCATTCTGTTAACAACAATGTCAGGATAAGTGACAAGTATCGCGTCTATTCTGATGTTGTTAACTTCACTTTGAATTACACGCCCAACACAAAAGAAGTTGTTGACAATCAAAACTTGTATTCAATTAACTGGAAAAACTTTGATTGGCGCATTGACAGTATTCGCGAAACCGATGACAGGATGAAAGTGATTTTAACTTGTGTCAGAAATGACCCAACTACAGCGGTATGACAACACAACAAAATCCAGTTGTTTACGGCAAAGCTATCCAGTACCAACTGGCTAACATTGTCACGCCTGTTCCCGTATATGCGACATTCAACCGCAACTACGCTACACAGCCTCAATTTTTAACATGGATGCTTCAAAATGTTCATCAACCAGTTTATACAGGCAAGTTTCAATCGGTTAAAGGCATTGATCGCCCGGTTATCCGCATTTCTGTCTTCACGCAAGTGATAGAAGATGGTTTCACAATTTCAAATCAGATATTACAATCCCTACATGGTTATAGCGGTATGTTTGGCAATCCCTTAGACGGCGGGTTCAATATCTCAAAGGCTGACGTGGAATGGCTTTACAACAGTTATGACAATGAAAACAAGTTGGGGCAAGTCTTTTTAGATTGCACCTTAGATATTCCAACATAAGATTTTTTTAAACTTTCAAAAGGAAATCAAAATGGCTCTCCCAAATAAAATCCTACCCGGTTTTAGTGCAACGCTGTATGCGCAACCATCAGCGACACCAACACCTTTGACAACAGCGGCGTTATCTACCTACGCTACTGTTTCTGCCCTTGCTATAGCAGGCAACCTTGTTCCTGTAGAAGCTATCCCCGCATTCGGTCAGGATGATGCCGTGGCATCTTTCTCTGTAGCCGGTTCGCGTCAATCTGACAAGATTCCCGCACAGTCAGCGCCTACAAGCATGACTATCACTGCGGCTTGGAATCCTTCAGACACAGTTTTGTTGTTGCTCCGTGGCGATGCTTACAACGGCACTATCGACCGCACGTTCATCATCAGCGCAACAGATGGCACTAACATTGTTAACTATGCGTTTAATGGTCGTGTTAGCCAGTGGACTGTAGACAATGCACCCGGCGCAGAGGCCAAAGTGACATTCACTATTCATCCCCGTGGCAATCAGTATGGTTGGTCTAACAGCGTCTAATCATGACTAACACGCTTAAACAAGCCCTTGAGTCATTGGCTAAAACCTATGGCTCATTAGACACTGTTGCGCAACGCTTACCCGTTGATGCTAAAGAGGTCGCTAGTGCTTTGGCTAAAGCTGACCCTACATCTGAAGACTATGTGGCGCTGACATATTTGGCGAAATACAACCCGTATGAGCCTGTTAAGACAGCACCACAAACAACAGAATAAAACATGAGCGCGATAATAAAAGACACTTCAGACTTGTTAACGTATTTGGCAACCCGTTCCGAATCCCACAAGGATTGGTTCGGGTTTACCCAACAGCGCCTAACAGCCATTACTTTGGCGCATCAAATTGCTCAATTTCATGCCGACAAAATGACGCCTGATGAGGTTGTTGACTACGCTGTAAGGCTGAATCAATCCATATACAACAAGATAATCAAAGTAACACATGACAATTTCAAATAAATTAGGCTCATCTTATGAGTCAATTCGTGCGGCGGCGCGAATCAAAACAATCAAAGTCGCTATCAATGACATGGAATGTGAACTAAAGGTTCGTGTTCCTGTTAAGCGGGAGATGGATGAAATCACCGCAAAACTATCTACACCTGATGCTGACTTGGTTGAAAAGCTGTATGAGGAAATGGCAGGGCCACTCAAAGCAACAATGGCTTCTGTAGAAGATGGTTTCCTTGAAGCCCTAAATGCCGATGGCGAAAAAATGAGCTTCACAGAAAATGATGTGATTGTTAGCGGCACGTCTGTCCGTCACATAGCTACCTTGTCAGCCCTTTGGCAAAGACAAGTAGAGATTTTCTTTGGGTTGTTACAAACTGAAACTGGTGAGCCTGTTACAGAATCGTTCCAAGAGATAGCAGATGAATTCCCTGAGGCAGTCATTAGGGACATTGTTAAGTCTATTGACGAAGCTATCAGGCCCTCATACAAAGACGCAAAAAAAAACTAAGAACATCAATGCGGCGGCAAGTGAAAGCCGCTTTGATATTTAATGGTCATACTGTAGAATCTATTGACGAAATAGACGAAGAAACCTTCACCGACATTTGCGTTATGTATGGTGATGGCGTGTTAGGCGGCAAAGCGATATATCACGCAATCGCACCCTTAACAACGGCTGTTTTTAATTACATAAGACAACCGACTTCACCGGTGTTCAAGACTGATGACTTGTTTCCTTGGGTGAATGAATACGATAAGAATCCTGATACCGAACCAACATCACAAGACAAAACCAACCATGCGTTGCTCATGTTTATGACTAACGCACCGGATTTTAAAACAGAAAGGTTCAAAAATGTCGGTTGAAGCTTCATTCAAGGTTGAAGGGTTTGAAGAATTATTTGCCGTCATGAAAGAAATTTCTGAAGAAATAGGCAAAGGCAAAACCGACAAGGTATGGCGAGAAATGTTAAAAGCCGCCATGACACCCGTGTTAGAGGATGCCAAACGCGAAGCACCTAAAGACACCGGACAACTTGCTGAAAACATTTACCTGAGAGTTCACCGCCCAATGAGGCGTGACAAAGAGGGTAAAAACTATATTCCTGGTGAAGTCTACATGGCCCGTGTTACGGCAAGCACAATACGCGATGATACAAGATACGACCTGATATTGAATAAGCGAGGCAGATTCCAAACTGTTACCCGCAACAAAAAACCCGTACCAGTATCTCAAGAATTTGGCAACGCACAAATTGGTCCGGGACACCCTTTTCTATTGCCCGCATTGCGTAAAAATTACGGCGGCATGGAAAAAATAATGACAGAACAGTTGATAAGGTTCATTGCATCTTATGATCGTTCTAAAGGCATAAAGAGGTAATCATGGCAGTTATTGGTTCACTATCCGTAAAGCTTGGCCTCATCACCGGTGAGTGGGATAAGGCTACAACAGACGCTAAACAAAAAGCCAAAGACCTTCAAAAGTCTTTTAATGAATTGGGCGGCGGTGTTAAAGACCTGAACAACCTTTGGAAACAGATGGGCGGCGGTCTGTTAGCCGGTTCTCTTGGCATAACAGCCCTGATTGCACAAACAACGGCCTTTGCTGACAAAATTCAAGACCTTGCCGAGGGTCTAGGTGTCAGCACCGGGTTTGCATTGCAATTTAGTGATGCTTTGACTAAAGCCGGTTCATCAGGCGATGCCGCCGCTAAAGTCATCTCAAAGCTGTATGAAAACATTGAAAAAGCTAGAGAGGGCAATCAAGAAACAGTTGACCAATTCCGCGCATTAGGAATCACATTCAAAGAAATTAAATCACTGCAACCTGAAGATGCCATTAAGCGTGTAGTGTCAGAACTAAGCAAAATTGAAGACGTTACTAAGCGTGTGTCTGAAATGCGAAAAATGCTTGGTAAGGGCGGCTTGGGTTTAGATGTAAAAGAACTAGATGCAATCCTACAAGGCGGCCTTGGCAAATGGGAAGAATATGGAGAGGGACTAAAACAGCTTGCCAAGGTCAAAGATCAACTGACCGCAACCATGAATAACCTCACGATTGCGTTTGCCAACCTGACAGGCCGTTTTGCTGTTGATGGAACAATCTCTGTTGAAAAGTTTACCGGTGCATTAGCGGGTTTAGCTACATATTTTGTTGCCACTCGCATCATAACTTTTACAGCGGCAATGATGGGGTTTGTTACCGCATTGAGGGCGGCGACTGCGGCGGGAATGGCTTTCAACATTATGGCAAGCGGCTCACCTTTGATGCTTGCTTTGAAGTTGGCCGCCATGGGTGCGTCTTTCATCATTTATCACCAATACTCTAGTGATTCACCTACTGACAAACCTAAACCTTCAGAACGCAGTCACAACGACATGCTTGACGGGTCGGAAAATTACCCGGTGGTTGTTGGTGATTCATCCAAAAACGATAGCGCAGACAAAGCAAAAGACGATGCGACCAAACAAGAGTTTGCGGCCAAAATCGCAATGCAATCTGAGAGAATCAAAACGCTAAACACGTTAGCATTAAATGCTATTCCTCTGTGGGATACATTTTCTAAAAGCATTGTCAATGTCGGTGTTGAGTCTAGCAATTCACTTCAACAGTTGAATGTAAGACGGGCAGAGTTGCAAGACAAATATAAAAACAGTCCTGAACTGCTTGGCCTTGAATTGGGTAAGCTGAAAGAGCAAGAAAAACAAATTGTTAGCAACACGCGGCGAAAAATTGCGGAGTTGCAATACCAACGCGAAATTACAGAACTAACACAAGAGCAAACACGCCAAGAAGGCTATCGTGCGGGCGCTATGAAGGTGTCTGAGGATGAGACAAAGCGCCGTTTAGAGCAAGCTAAAGTTATTCTGTCAATACAAGAGAGAGAGATTGACAATGCTTTTGAAATAAACAAACTTGCTACTGACGGGTCAGCCGTTATGTCACAGTTTGCTAAAAATATGTTGACACAAAGTCTTGAGACACAGCGCACGTTAGACAAGCTACAGTTACAACTAAAATCTTTGCCCGAATACATTGACATGGATGAGTCGATGTTGTCAGCAGAAGCCAAAGCTAACAATGACAAAATTGATGCCATCAAAAAGCAAATGGAGTTTGAACAAGCTAGACACGATTTGAAAATGGCTAATTTGCAGAATGAGCGCACTTACGAATTTGGCTACAACCAAGCTATGACAAGCTATGTTGAGAACGCAACTAATGCCGCTAAGACAGGCGCTGATTCGTTTAATGCGCTTACTTCAAACATGAATTCGGCCTTAGACAGTTTTGTTAAAACCGGTAAGCTTTCATTCAAAAGTTTAGCTAGAAGCATCATTCAGGACCTTATTGCTATTCAGATGAAAGCGGCGGCTTCAAAAATCCTTATGAGCCTGTTTGGCGGTTTTGGCGGGGGCTTCAATCAAACCGGTGTAGTGTTAGGAATGCCGGGGTATGCTGACGGAGGCGACCCGCCAGTAGGCCGGGCATCAATCGTGGGTGAGCGAGGGCCTGAGTTGTTTGTGCCTAAAGGTTCAGGGACAATCATTCCAAATCAAGCCCTTGGCGGCATGGGTAGCACTACCAATGTAACAAACAATTACATCAATGCTATTGATACAAAATCGTTTGAGGAAAGATTGCTTGGCAGTTCAAACGCTATATGGGCCGCTAACAGCTACGCAAACAAAACACTAGCGACAAGCAGAGGTAGAGCATGAGTTTTCAAACCATTTTCAACATACAACAGTCTATGACAGTGAACAACCGCCGTATGGTTGGGCAACAAGTCGCTAGGTCAGGCTACATCACTGTGGCTCAATACCTTACTGCTGTGCCTTGGGAATTTACTATCACGCCTCATTCATATTTGTATTACCCGCAAGTCCGGGATGTGATTCAGGCCATTGACAACAAAGACCGACAACTGCCTGAGTCAATCAGTTTTGCCGGTGACACGTTGTCTTGGTTCACTACAAATCGAGGCACGGCTACATCATCGGTATTGAATGGAACACCTACGCCCAACACACAAACTTTGGCGCTGACTTCTAATGGAACATTTAAAGCCGGTGATTTTCTTCAGGTTGGCGGGTATGTGTACAAAGTAACAGCCGACAGCGCCGGTTCGTCTGTAGGGATTCACAGGCCATTGATTGGCTCACCCGCATCAGGTACGTCATTGATTTTAGGGTCTGCTGTCACGTTCAATGTCGTAGCACAGGTCTGTCCAACATATACTCTTAACCCAATGACAAGCGGCGCGTTTGTACAATGGGATGCGCCATTCATTTTCAGGGAGTACATTACATGACAGCAATATACGCCGTTAGCGGCTCACAGATCAATCATGCGGAATTTGTAAAGCTTACTGTTGGTACAGCCGCCACAGTCTATACATTTTGTAATGCCGCCGCACCTATTACTGTTGGCGGGATTACGTTTTCTAACCTTGGCGCATTGCTCAATGTAGGTGATGTTCAGAGGGACATTAAAGCTACATCTGACGACATGACCATTCAGTTGACCGGGATTGATCCGACCAACGTGGGAATCATCCTTGGTAATGAAATCAAAGGTTCGTTGGTAGAAGTTTGGCGTGGTTTCTTTGACACGAACAACCAAATCATTACTACACCAACTACACAATTTTTTAAACGCTATCAAGGCATCATTAACAGCGTTTCAATCACAGAAGATTTCAATACAGAATTGCGGCAACGTATTGCCACTTGTTCTATTGCGTGTTCGTCTATGAGGCGCATTCTTGAAAACAGATTGTCCGGGATGAAAACAAATCAAGACGCTTGGCAGTTTGTGTATGGCACTAGCGAAACCTCAATGAATCGTGTTGCTCAAATATCAAACACGTTTTTTGATTTTGGCGCACCACCAATGACGCAAACACAAGCAAGCGAAACAACTGTAACAATGGATAGCGGCGGCGGTGGAGGTGGTGACGCACCATGATAAGACAAGCTACAAGATATGACATACCAAGATTGCTAGAAATTGTTGAAGCTTACGCTTACGAAAACCCAATAAAAATACTTGGTGAGCCTTGCAACCATTTTCCTCGTCATGTAGAAGAATTGTTGTTCAGCATCATTCAGGGTAAAGGGTTTGTCTACATAGACAATCATATGCGTGGTGCAATCGTTGCTATAAAACAAAACAATATATGGTCTCCAAAGGTCCGTGAATTACATGAGCTTTTGTGGTGGGTAGAACCCGCACATAGAAATGGAACAATCGGTGGAAGGCTATGGAAAGCGTTTGATTCTCATGCTCAAAAAATGTTGGATTTGGGCAATGTTGATTTGGTTAGTACATCAATCTCTGCCAACGGGCCTTTTATTGATTACACACGGCGTGGATATAAAGCAGTAGGCGCAAGCTTCGTGAAGGAATAAAAATGGTTGGAACACTTGTAGCATCAGCAATTTTAGGCGCGGCGGCGGCGGGGACATTTGCTTATGCCGCTACTGTATTCGCAGTCAATTTTGCTTTGTCAATGATTGTTACGCGAGTGTTTGGCGACAATCCCGAAACACAGCAAGACATGGGCGTGAGGCAACAAGTCCCACCTAGTGCTGTTAACGCAATCCCGGTTGTTTATGGTAGCGCCTACATGGGCGGCACGTTTGTTGATGCCGTGTTAACAGAAGATCAAAAGACGATGTACTACGTCTTGGCTATTTCCTGTATCAGCCCTGATGGGCAATTTTCGTTTAATACAAGCACAATGTATTACGGCGACAGGCTGATTACATTTGGCACAGGCGCAGATTCAACCAAAGTTTTAACATTGACCGATGAAGCCGGAAATGTAAACAACAAGATCAACGGCAATTTATACATCAGCCTGTACACATCTACAGCCGGTGGAACAATCGTATCAGCTAATGGCGCTGACGCACCTAGTGTTGTAATGGGCGGCTCAGACATTGCTGTTGGTCAAAGGTGGGTAGCGGGTGTGCGCCAAATGAATGGTTTGGCGTTTGCTATTGTCAAATTAGTTTACAACCGGGATGCTGACACAACTCAACTTTCCCCAATCACGTTTAGTGTTAATCATTATTTGAACAGTACTGGCGCGGCTAAACCTGGTGACGTGTGGAAAGACTACATTACAAGCACTGTTTATGGTGGTGCTGTCGATTTATCTTTTGTCGATACAGCAAGCGCAACAGCGTTGAATTCATACAGTGACCAACTGATTACATTCAAGAATTCAAGCGGTGTTCCGTCTACACAATCCCGGTACAGAATCAATGGCGTGTTAGATGCCGGGCAAACTGTTCTGTCTAACCTTGACCGCATCATGTCGGCAAGTGATTCATGGATGACCTACAACGCCGCATTAGGTCAATGGTCAATCGTTATCAACAAAGCTGAAACAGCGTCTTACGCATTCAACGATAACAACATCATTGGTGAGATTCGCGTTAGTGCTACAGACATTACGTCTTCAATCAACCAAGTTGAAGCAAGATTCCCGTTCAAAGAAAACAGAGACCAAGCGGCCTTTGTCAATATCAAAACCCCGACAGGGTTGCTCTACCCCAATGAGCCTGTCAACAAATATTCCATCACTTACGATTTGGTCAATGATTCGGTTCAAACCGGATACCTAGCAAATCGGCTCTTAGAGCAAGCGAGGGAGGATTTAATTGTCAGCTTCAGCACTACCTACTACGGCATTCAAGTCGATGCAGGAAACGTGGTTTCCGTCACAAATACGGACTATGGTTGGAATGCCAAGCTTTTCCGCGTGATGAAAGTGAATGAGGCTTCGTTGCCTGACGGGTCGCTAGGTGCAAAATTAGAACTGTCTGAATACAACGCACAAGTTTATGATGATTTAGACATCACGGCATTCACCCCTGTACCTAACAGTGGGTTGCCATCGGTTAGCTACTTCAGTCCGTTATCCGCACCAACAGTGACGGGTTATCCAACAGCAACAATTCCAAATTTCAGCGTTACAGTTTTTATTCCAACAACGGGTCGAATTACATTTGGCAATTTATTTTTTACAACAAGCGCAACACCCTCTGCCGGTGATTGGCAATTATTGACAACCGCAACAACCGCAAACAATGAGCCGGTTACAAACAACACGTATTACACATACACAAATTTGACTCTAAACACCGGGACATATTATTTTGCGTATCAAGTTGGCAACGATGTTAGCAATTCTGTTTTAAGTCCAATCAGTGCATCATTTGTTTGGACACCGGTTGCAAGCCAAGGGCCAACAGGGCCAACAGGTTCGTCTGTAACTGGACCAACGGGTGCAACGGGTACGACAGGCCCAACAGGCACGGGGACAACAGGGCCAACCGGACAAGCGGGATTGCAAGTGGCTCGACCTGCGGTATATCAATGGGCATTGTCTACACCTAGCATTTCAGGTTCATCTACCTATGTATGGGCAACGGCTTCATACACAGCGCCTAGCGGGTGGTCAACAACTATTACTGCCGCACCAAGTGCGGGTTTTATTCTTTACACGGCTACAGCGACTGTGACAGATGTAGCAACGGCAACAAGTACGTTTTTCAGTTGGACAACGGCAAGCATTGTCGTGTCAGGATATGCCGGAACAAATGGCGCTACTGGACCAACCGGCGGTGCGGGTGTTACAGGGCCAACAGGCGGTTCAGGCGCTTCTGCTCGAATCATGTATGCCCGAATTGCAAACAATCCTGTACCAGTATCAGGCACAGTAACTGTTTCGGGTGATAACCGGCCTTCAGGCGCACAAGCAAGCGCAGTATGGGGCGCGGCTTTCAATGTTACATGGTACGCAAATGACCCTGACCCATCTAGCAACAATTCTTTGTATCAAGCAGACGGAATCTACAACGGGACAAATACCTTATGGTCAACACCCTATATTTCGGCATTAAAAGTCGGCGCTTTGTCTGCGGTTTCTACTAACACAGGAAGCTTGACAGTTAGCGGTACTTTGCAATCAAACACGGCGGCTATTAGCGGTACAACCATGACGGGTTCAGGCGGCGTACTTTACGCTACTGGAAATTTTGCGTTTGGTAACAGTACAACAAACATTGCGTTCAATGGTTCGCAAATGACGCTTAATGGTAATGTTGTTGGTACTATAAACATCAATACAAACGCAGTTACAACTATTGCTAGTGTAGTCGGTGGGCAAGGTCAAGTTTTTGGCGGCGCTTACAATTTAGACACATCCAACTTTACTGTTCCCGCCGGGACAATTCTCAATGTATTCTTTACAGCACTAAAAACAGCTTTTGGTGCGGGTGACTGTAATTGCATTTTGAATATTTACAATTCATCGTCAGTTTTGGTTGCTACGTTTGCGGGCCAACCCGGACAAGAATTAGTACAAACAATGGGGCCGGGTGGCGACAAAGTGACTGCTGTGTTTACAGGAAATTACACTGTTGTTAGTGATGGTACTTATTTCATTCGCGCAATCGTTTCAAACAATTTTGGTAATAGTTGGACTGCAAGTTATTTGAACTTAATTGTTTTAGGAAGCAAAAGATGATTCATTACGCAATTTACAACAGCGATGGGAAATATCTTGTTGCCGGCATTTCTGAAGGCGAGTTAACAGAATCTGAAATTCCAATAAATTGTTTTGTTTACTATGGTGTTGTTAACATTAGTTTGCAATATCAAGACGTTGCGACCAATTTACCAGTTGATATGCCTACAATGCCACAAGGTTTTTGGGTTTTTGACTACGCAACAAAACAATGGATTCCTGATGTGCAACAAGCCTCTATAACAGTTGATGCACAACGCATAGAAATTTTAACTGCCACGGATTGGACTCAAATTCCTAACAATCCCCTAACAACACAACAACAAACGGCTTGGGCCACTTATCGTCAAGAAATTAGAGATATGTCACAACAATCAGGGTATCCATTAAATGTTGTTTGGCCTGTTGCACCGGTCTGAATAAGACGTTAGAATATCCTAAAGACAATACACCAATGGCCCGCGAGTGCGCGGATGTTCGACCTGAGTACAGGGAACTGTCATGGCGATTTTTAATAAAAATACACTGGCACAAGTCAGTGGATTTGACAACCCGATTTTAGCCGGTGAGCTAGTTTGGGATCAAAACACTTTTTGGAATCTTACGTTCCAAACCCCTGAGGGCGTTGACATTAACCTAACAGGCGTAACTGTTAGCGCACAAATTGTTCGGCGACAACTTACAAACATTATTGATACACGCAATGGTTTAACCTTTGACATTGCGAACTATCGCATTACACCACCCGCTATTCCATTAACAATAGCTAATTTTGACGCTGTTAACGGCAGTTTTACTTTAGTTATTGACTCAGGTGCTTGGTCGCTAATGGCGACTGACCCCGAACTGAACATCAATGCAACCGACTGCGTTGGTTATTCCGGTAGAGTCAAGGTCAGTTTTCCGACAACAGGCTCAACACCCGCCGATGATTTAATCATTTTCCTCTTATTTTTGGTCCGGTCTGATGGAGTAATCGTATTATGAGCACAGTATCTGTAACAACTGGTAGCAACATTGTCCTGAAAGTTGACCGAGGCGTTCAAGGCCCAACAGGCCCTACAGGACCGGCTAACGGACCTACAGGCGCGGTTGGCCCAACCGGCGCAACCGGCCCAACAGGCGCACAGGGCCAAGGCGTTCAAATCAAAGGCACTGTAGCAACTGTTGGCAATCTGCCTTCAACTGGTAATGTTGTTGGTGATTCATACATAGTGCAAGCAGATGGCGATTTGTATGTTTGGTCAGGAACAGCTTGGAATAATGCCGGTCCTATTGTTGGCCCAACAGGTTCAACTGGTCCAACCGGTCCTACTGGTGCGGCTTCAACGATTGCCGGCCCAACAGGCGCTACAGGCTCAGTTGGCAATACTGGAGCAACCGGTCCTACAGGCGCGGCTTCGACTGTCGTAGGACCTACCGGCCCTACAGGCGCTCAAGGCATTCAGGGAAATGCCGGTAATGTCGGCCCTACAGGAAGTCAAGGCGTACAAGGAATTCAAGGAATTCAAGGCGATTTAGGCCCTACAGGACCTACAGGCGCGGCTTCTACAGTCGCCGGTCCTACAGGAAGCCAAGGCGTGGCGGGCGCTACCGGTCCTACAGGCTCTCAAGGCGCGGCCTCCACAGTCGCCGGTCCTACTGGACCTACAGGCGCACAAGGCATACAAGGTAATGTTGGCGCGACCGGACCTACAGGAACACAAGGCGAACAAGGAAATGTTGGCCCTACCGGCGCACAGGGCGTACAAGGCGAACAAGGAATTCAAGGCGTTGCCGGTCCTACAGGAAGCACAGGCGCAGTTGGCGCTACAGGCTCTACAGGCCCAACTGGCGCGGCCTCTACTGTAGCCGGTCCTACAGGCCCACAGGGTTTGCAAGGAATTCAAGGCGTACAGGGCGTACAGGGCGAAGTTGGCCCGACCGGAAGTCAAGGAATTCAAGGAAATGCCGGACCTACAGGCCCTACAGGCGCAGATTCAACAGTTCAAGGTCCTACTGGTCCAACAGGTCCGACCGGTTCTGCGTCTACTGTTGCCGGTCCAACAGGCCCGACAGGTGCGGCGGGTGTTGATGGTCAATCATCCTCATACTACCAATATGATGCAAATACTACGCAAACATCAGGTACGCCGCCCGCGGGTGATGTGTATTGGGATAACGCAACGCAAACATCTGCAACCGCACTTGTTTTTAGCCATTTGACAAGTAACAACATTGATGTTGATTTGTTCTTGGGAATCTTGAAAACAGGCGACAGCGTTATTTTGCAAGATGCAAACAATTCAACCAATTATCAAAAATGGGTTTTGTCTGCTAACCCAACGATTGTTGCTAACACATCAGTAACTTGCCCGGTTACTTTGTCTACATCTAGTGGCACGGGAACAACGGGTTTTGCAAACAATCATCCATTGATTGCTGTTTTGCAATCTCTTGGCGCGGTAGGACCTACTGGTCCAACAGGCGCAACTGGTGCTGATTCAACTGTTGTCGGACCTACTGGACCAACAGGCGCTCAAGGAAATCAAGGCAATGTCGGCCCAACAGGCGTTCAAGGAAATGTCGGACCAACAGGGCCTACTGGCGCTCAAGGCGTACAAGGCGATGTTGGACCAACTGGACCACAGGGAATACAGGGCGATCAAGGCGTTGTTGGCCCTACAGGCGCGGTTGGTCCTACGGGTTCTACAGGCGCGGTTGGCGCAACAGGACCTACAGGCTCACAGGGCGTTGTTGGCCCAACAGGACCTCAGGGAATTCAAGGCGAACAAGGAATTCAGGGAAATGTCGGCCCAACAGGACCTACTGGCGCACAAGGAATTCAGGGCATAGTTGGTCCTACAGGCGCTACTGGAGATCAAGGAATTCAGGGCGTTGTCGGACCTACAGGGCCTCAAGGAATTCAGGGCGAAGTTGGTCCTACTGGACCTACTGGAGCGCAAGGCAATGTTGGACCTACAGGCCCAACAGGCGCACAGGGAATTCAGGGCGAAGTCGGACCTACAGGACCACAGGGCGTACAGGGTATACAGGGCATTCAGGGCGTGACAGGACCTACAGGACCTACGACATATCCCGCAAGCGGTATTGCGAATTCAAGCGGCACGGCTTGGGATACGTCTTATTCCACAACAGGAACAGGCACAGTCGTTGTTTTAGCGACAAGCCCAACATTAGTCACACCGGCTCTTGGAACACCCGCCTCAGGCAATTTAAATAGCTGTACTGCTGATGGCACAAATGCTGTTGGATACAGAAATATTCCTAGGTCCGGCGCGGCTAAAACTAGCAGTTACACGCTTACAACAGGCGATGTTGGCGAATTTATCCAACTTGATACTGGTGGTAGTCTTGTTGTTCCTGATGCAACTTTTGCAAATGGTGATGTAGTTGTTATTTTAAATAACACAGCAAGTGCAATTACACTTACTATGTCAATTACAACAGCGTATATTTCCGGAACTGCGGTTGACAAAAACACAATGTCTTTAGCGCCTGTTGGCGTTGCTAATATTTTGTTTGTATCAGGCACTACTTGCGTCGTCACAGGAAATGTAACATGAGTGGAATTGCAAATGCTTTTGTAGGTGGAACGTATAGTTCAGCCCCTTTGAACACAGTTGCTCCTGTCGTTAGCGGCACGGCAACTGTGGGTCAAGTTTTGAGTTCAACTACAGGGACATGGACAGGATTACCTGCCCCAACTTTTAGTTATCAATGGCAACGCAATTCCTCTAACATAAGCGGCGCAATTACATCCTCATATGTATTACAAAATGCTGATGCGGGAACAAATGTTCGTTGCGTAGTTACAGCGACAAACTCTGTTGCCGCCGTTAGCGCAAACTCAAATGCTACTGCGGCAGTCGCGGCAATCGCACCAAGCGCCCCTGTAATTGGCACAGCAACTCGCACGGGTTCAGGCACGATTCAAATAACTTTTACAGCGCCATCAAGCAACGGCGGTGCAACCATTACAAGCTATACAGCAACATCTTTGCCTAGCTTGATTACCGGTTCTGTATCTCAATCCGGTTCAGGAACAATTACTGTTTCCGGTTTAAATAACGGAACAGCTTACACATTTACTGTTACAGCAACAAATTCTGCGGGTACAAGCCCTGCAAGTTCAGCGAGTAATTCTGCAACTCCATTTACTGTACCGAATGCTCCGCTTGTTGGTACAGTATCTGCAACAAGCTCAACAACAGTCAATGTTCCATTTTCAGCGCCCGCAGTCAATGGCGGTTCTGCTATTACAAGCTATACGGCTGTATCCTCGCCGTCAGGAATTACTGGTACTCTTTCACAAGCCGGTTCAGGAACAATTGTTGTTAGCGGTTTAGCGCCAAGTACATCTTACACATTTACTGTTTTTGCGACTAATGCGGCGGGAAATTCTGCGTCTAGCAGTTCAAGTAATTCTGTGGCAACCCCTGCGCCTCCGGGTCAAGCCGCATTTACAACTGCCGGAACATTTAGTTGGACAGCACCGGCGGGTGTTACTTCAGTTAGCGTTGTTTGTGTAGGCGGTGGCGGTATTGGTGATTCTGCCGGAGGCAACGGAAGATCAGGTGGCGGCGGTGGTCTAGCTTGGAGAAATAACATTGCAGTTACTCCGGGGTCTTCATATACTGTTGTTGTTGGAGCAGGCACAGATGCTCAAGCTAGTTGGGTTGGTAGTTCGTCAACATGCGAAGGTCGTGGCGGTAGACGAGGTAACAACGGCGGCACTAGAGGTGATTTTTTTGCGCCGGGAGGCGGCGGTGGCGATGGTGGTCAAGGTGGTCTTGGATGGCCCGGAATCATTGAAGGCGGCGGTGGCGGCGCGGGCGGCTATTCAGGTAGTGGTGGCGCGGGCTTCAATTATCTTGGCGGCGGTAACTATGCTGACCCAACTAACGGCGCGGGCGGTGGCGGCGCGGGCGGCTTCAGTGGCGGCGCGGGCGGTGTTGGAATTTTAGGTCAAGGTGCTAATGGCGCTGTTAACGGCGGTGGCGGTTCGGGCGGCGCAAATGGTAACGGCGGTTTTGGAGGCGCTTATGGTGGCGGCGGCGGCACAGATGGTCAAAATGGTGGTGTTGGAGCAGTCCGCATTATTTGGCCCGCCAGTACTCGCTCATTCCCATCAACTAACACGGGTAACTTGTAATGGAATTATTTATTAAGATTGTTGACGGACAACCTTTTGAGCATCCAATTTTGGGTGACAATTTTAGACAAGCGTTTCCTGATATTGATACAGAAAATTTGCCATCTAATTTTGCAAAATTTGTGCGTATTGAACGACCAACAGTGACAGCGTTGCAAATTGTTGAAGGTCCTGAGTATCAATGGATTGATGGCGTTGTTAAAGACGTTTGGACTGTGCGCGAAATGAATGAAACAGAACGCGCAAATGAAATTGAAATTAGAACAAATTTCGCAAATGAAATGTATCAAGAATTGTTAACATTTGTACAAAACAAATTAACAACCGAAACAAATGAAACTGCTATTGCGGCTTTGAATGATTGGCTAGTAGAATTGAATGCGTGGACTTTGGTTGACCCGTTAAACCCTAATGTTCCACACGCACCTGAAATTTTGAAACAACTTTACAGGCCAAAATAACACTACACAACACAACAAGACATGAAAAAATTAAAAATTGCTGTATACGCCATTAGTAAAAACGAAGAACAATTTGTACACAGGTTTTGTGAATCAGCTAAAGACGCTGATTTAATCCTGATAGCCGACACAGGCTCAACCGATAACACAGTTGGTTTAGCAATAGAAAACGGCGCACTAGTACACGAAATTTGCATCAAGCCTTGGAGGTTTGATAAGGCCCGTGACACTGCCCTAGCACTCATCCCGGGAGATTTTGATGTGTGTATCTCTCTTGACCTTGATGAGGTCCTTGAACCGGGATGGCGCGAAGAAATTGAACGTGTTTGGCAAGACAACACAACCCGTTTGCGCTACAAATTTGATTGGGGCTGTGGCATAAGCTTCTATTACGAAAAAATACATCATCGCGCCGGGTATCACTGGCATCACCCCGTACACGAATACCCAAGACCTGACGGGCGTACTCAGGAAATTTACGCTCACACAGATATGCTGTTAGTCAGCCATCACCCTGACAACACCAAGTCCCGTGGTCAATACATGCCACTGCTTGATTTAGCAATCAAAGAAGACCCTTTCTGTCCTCGCAATGCGTTTTATCACGCACGTGAATTGACTTTTTACGCTAGGTGGTATGACGCTATAACAGCGTTGACAAAATACTTAGCAATGCCCGAAGCAACATGGCCTAATGAAAGATGTTACGCCATGCGATTGTTGGCTAAATGTCACGAAGAATTGGGGCAATCTATAGAGGCTCACAAATGGTTTAGGTTGGCTATTGCTGAAGCGCCTAACACGCGAGAACCTTGGTGCGAATTGGCTATGTTCTGTTATCGCAGAAGTTTGTGGGTTGAATGTTATTCAGCCGCCAAATCGTGTTTAGAAATTAAAGATAAAGCATTAGTTTACACAATGGACCCCGATGTTTGGGGCGCTCGACCTTGGGATTTGGGTAGCATATCCGCATGGCATCTAGGCTTAAAAGACGAAGCATTTGCGCTTGTGGCAAAAGCAATAGAATTAGAACCTGAAGATCAAAGATTGCGAAACAATCTGCAATTTATGAAGCCCGACATACAAACCTTTGACAAGGTAACAGATGCCAAGCCCATTAGAAGCGCATGAGGAAATTTGTACATTGAGGTATGAGATGCTCTGTGCGCGAATTAAGCGCCTAGAGAGCATTCTCATAAAAGCCTGTGGTGCAATGCTACTAGGAATGGCGGGCGTGATTTATTCGTCGCTGATACACTTGAGGTAATGAAATGGATGATTGTCGCCCTCTTAGCGGTGACAGTTATGGTATCAGCACAAAACAGATGCAATGTTCAAGATTTTGTTAACATAGCGCACACACTACACAATCCATCTGAGCGACATTTACAGCTTTTACGATGGCTAACATTACAAGGTCCAAACTGTTCTGCTGAACAACTCGTAATCATTTGGAATGGATTAGCGGGATGGGCGGGTACGGCTGACAGCGCCGAAATTAGAGCAAAAATCCTTCATTTGTATGAACAAGCTAACGCGAGGTCTGCAAAATGATTATGTTAGACAAATGGTATCCCTACATCATTGAACGCCAAGGGGTTGAACGTGTTGCGTTTGCTAGGGCTGTTGCAAAAGTGCAAGAGGACTATGCTCAAGGCGTAAAAGCTAATAAAATTGAAGAAGCAACAAACGCTTTGGATGTAGAGTTGTACAACAAACGCGCAAGACAAAACACCATTGAGTTGGAAATGTTTTCTAACAGAAGACGTTTTCAAATTTTTGTATGACATGGCCTGACAGATATTATGCAAAACACCAAAGACAAACTGGTTTACACAGTCACGATTTGCGTAACACTAACCCTGTGTTTCTCCGTGTTAAGCATGGTGGTCAGCTTTATGTTGGGTCTGTGGGCCAAGGAAGTGGACAACGCAGAAATTTTC